ACCCAAGGGAAGCTTTTGAGGTTCCGGTGGACAATCTTGTATTCTTTTTCAAACGGCATGAGGCAGTAATGGATTTGCCCATCATGCGTGTAGGTCGCTTCTAGCAACTCTACCTTCTGCGTCGGGTCATCCTCATACTCTTTGCGCAGTTCATCAGGAATATCTGCATCAGGCCACTCGCGCTCAATAACAGCAAACGGTCTTTTGAACTTGCGATATACCGCATCCACAGACCCGTTTGGCCCTTCCTCGAAGGTGATATGATAAGCAGGGACAGCCGTGTATCGTATGGGCGTAACCTCATCACCAGGCTGGATAAGCATAACCGCTGTACCAACAGCCAGATCGAGCAAGAACTCACCCATAGCCAGGTCAAAACCGGATTGGCTCATCACCCCAAACATCTTTTCAGTGTAGAGGTCTAAGACTTGTTGCACCTCAATCTTGCGCTGTTCCGGTATCTCATTGCCAGGCTGCAAACGGCACCAAGGTCTTTGGGGAGGAAACAGGGAGGATTGGATACGGTTCGCAAACCTGGCAGTCGAGTGAATAGCGGTGCTATCGAACACGCGCTTCATTTTGTTTTGACCAGGGACATCGCCCTCGTAATAACCGTCGTAGAGGTTTCGCATGGGTAGCGCATACTCATACGCTTCCTCGTAAATGCTGCGCCACTGTTCCTTGTGGGTGTTCGCTATCTTGTAGCGTTTTTTAATCTCTTCGACAGGTACTTCAGCCATTATGTCTTCTTATGCCTCTCTGCAAAATTTCGCGCAGCTTGCGCAGAGCCGAACCCCCACGCTTTTAAGGCTAAAGCATACCTGGTAGGCTGGCCGTTATCGTCTTTCATTGGCTTGTCCATGCCACCAAACCTGGCAGCAAAAGAAATTCTTCGCGGATTGGTGCCGGTCTTTAACTTCCGGCCCATCCCCATAGCTTTGCGGCCTTTTTCGTTTAGGCCACCCTCGCTACTTTGAAACGCCTTTTTGACCATCAGCTTTCTTCTTGCTGTACTTCTGAGCTGTCTTCTTGCGAAGATTGCTCATCTTGCTGTCCATTGCGCCTTTCATTGGCCGCTTGCCGCCTTTGGCTCCGTACATCTGATCCTACATCCCTATGCTTGGGGTTACGTCTATAGGTCTTCATTTTACCCTCTTGGGTTTCGACCCGCTCCTAGTGACCGCTGTAAAACGTCACGCACGCCCTCTGTGCCAAATACGCCAGGGGCCATTAGCATTCGGCTACCGCCGCCGCGTCTCGCCATCATGCGCGATTGCACACGACGTGCAGCTCCACGCTCTTCTGCTTCCGCACGCGCTTCCTGACGCTGTAAACGCTCTTCTTGTCTAGGATCAGGCTCCGGTGCTTTTGGTTTTGAAAATAATCCACCCATTAGAACATCCTCGAATACATGTAATAGTCCGCTCCGTCAGGTCCGTACTTGCGAAGCACTCCTTCGCATTTAAAGTAACATCGTTGCGCCCAGCGGTCAGCGTGAACATTCTGTGTGTGAACCGTGAATTGTAGCCTCTTTATTCCCCTTTGGGCTGCTACATACTCAAAAAACGCCAAGGCAGCGCGGTGAAATGCCATGGTCTTCTGACCAATGTGCTTCGACGGAATGAGCCACGCCTCCGCGCAACCAGGCCAAAATTCATAAACACCCCACATGCCATAGATAATCCCATCACCAATGCCAGTGTATGCCATGCCCTGAGACGCAAAGTTCGACAGGTATTGCTGATAGTTTGGAAAATTTTTTAAGTTCCAGGCATCAAAGTCGTTTATCTCGCAGAGCTGCAAGTGCATAGGCGACCAATCAACGACCTTGTGCTTTACGCCATCCAGGCGCATGACCTGGTTTAATTCATCAACCGAAAACATCGAAGTCTAGCACCTTCGCTGTAATAGGCCGACCGCCCATGGGGGTAGGGCGCTTCGTCATAATCTTATGCTCAGAACCCAGCAAACAGTACCCCGCCGCATCGCCGACGTGCGAATGTTCGTTTTTATTCGGCGTATCCCTAAACCGTTCTTGCCCCGCACCAATTGCAACGCGCCGGAAGTGATAGCCGCCGGCCAGGCTCTTTCTCAATCTCATGCACTTGCGATCGATCAAGAAACCAGGCTTACCATCTATCAACCTTCCCATGGGTATGGCTAACGCTTCACGACGGGTACGGAACTCGTTGGTCGCGGTGGGTCGGGCCAGAAGGCCATGCGTTTTGAGATGTTCAAACGCGGTGGTCTCAAATATCTGGTCCCGCTGCGAACCGGCAGGGTCGCCCCATATCAGGGTTTCATATCGGGGAAACCGGCTCTCCAGGTCGCTCTTGAGCATAGAACAGAACCTTTCGAGGCCCATATCAAACGTGACCAGCTCATGCAGCACATGCCACCGGTTGTTGGGCATTCTCTGCGCAAATATCGCAGCCGGCGTCAAACCAAAGTCGAGACCGACATGCACCGGCACAGAGGGGTCGGGCTCCAGGTCATCTGCCATGAGGTTGTCGTTATACTCCGGCCAAACCGGTTTACCCTCTTGCACAAACGTGTACTCGCCCTGGGCATAGCACTTTACCCAATCAACATTCTTCCCGCCCAGGAGCTGTTCATAGTATCCCGTCGGTAGGTTCTTTAGGTTCTCAGCCTTTGGGTTAGTGCGCCACCAGCGGCCACCCTGATGTATGTATCCCTTCGCCTCCGGCATTTCCTCCGGCAAATCCTCTAGGGAAACCTCCTCGACGCCACCAGGTTGCCGGAAGAAGTCCCAGCGGAACTGACCCCCAGGTCTCTCTTTCTCAGCCAATCGATAATACCAGTGGTCATCATCCATGGGGTTGGTGTCCATAATCACGCCGCGCCACGTCGGACCCCCATCAGCCTTGGTCGGGAAACGACCGACACGGTGCGTCAGGCCATCGACAACCGCCTTGGGCAACTCTCGACACTCATTCACCCAGGCACCGGTCAGCTCCAAAGACAAAAGCTTTCGAACATCCTTCGGATCATCGAGGGCCATGAAGATAATCTCGCAATCAATACCGGCAGCGCCATCCCTGGGAGGCAGCTTGATGTGGTGCGTGATAGGCGGGGAATACTTCACATTGCCCCACACATGCTCCGGCAACAATTCCAACCAGGTCTTCAGCGTCGTGGTCCGCAACATGGGATGCGTGTTCCGCACAATCGCCCAACGTGTGTACTTTATCCCGTCACGCGGACTAGGCTTTTGCTCAACCGCACGCCGGAATATCTCAGCACAACACGCATAAGACTTGCCGGAACCAACCGGACCCATCAATCCACGCACAAACGCATCACTCGCAAAGAACTTAGCCACAGTCGGCGACGTACTAAAATCTAACTTTAACCCCGCAGGGGTCGCTTGCTCACTCATCACTCTCATCCTTCCAAGGCATCTTAGGCAGCGTCACCGCGCTCTTGTCTAAAATTATCCGGCTGCACGCCCCGCATAAAACACGCGTCGGCTTCTTGCGATACACACGACCCCGTGTCTGGGCGCCGCAAAAATCACACTCCACAAAATCCTCATAGTAACGCCGGTAAAGACTAGCCATCGCCGTCATCCTTCGGCATCACCATCTCAATGCTCACCACAGACGGCTTGTCAGCTTCCTTCTCTTGCTCAAGCAATCCAGCCGCCTTCGCAAGCATCTGTAACACCCGAACCTTATCAACCAACTCAACCTCTACCTGGTCACCATTCCTCCCAGGCGTCACCTTAATCTTCTTAATAGCCCTCAACGCTCCATCAGGAATATCCTCAACAGACCTCAACCGCACACTCTGCGTGCCGTCCTCACCCTCAACAATATCCACAATGTCCGTTATCTTGCTCGAACCCAAGTTCAATAACTCAGCCGCCAACTCATCACGATTATCATAAATCAATCGAGAACCACGAACTCGCTTCTGCAACTCACCCATCGCAAAACGCCCCACCTTCGGGACGCTCTGCTTGCCAGGCTTCTTAGAACGGGAGTGGGTCATCTTCCGTATCCTTTGTATCTCCAGAACGCTGGTCACCCCAAGGGGCTTGACCACCCCCGCTATCACCACCGTCCTTCTTCTCATCGTCAAACAGCTTCAGCCAAACCTCGCCCTCCTTATTCGGTAAAGGCAACGTCTCTAACTTCACGCTAATCTTGCCGTCCTTCTCAAAGGCAACTCCATGCCTCAACCAAACAGGCTTCTCTCGGCCTGGAACCTCCTTAGCCTGTACAACACTAAATCGCTTGCTCATCCAAAACTCCTCTCATGTTTTTCTGGAAAAAATTTCTGTGTGGCCCCCCTAGACGTACAGGGACGGGCGGGGGGCAAGGGGTGGGGTCGGCGTGCATTTTGTTTTGCCGACCTTGCCCGTCCTGTATCTGCGCGTTGTACACATACCAAGCGACCGTCTGATGTTTGTACACTCATGTCATCCTCATCTTGTTACCCAGGTGCTTTATCAGCGCATCAACATC